CTGAAGCTGAGCAATTATTAGCAAGCCTTAATGAGTCGGGCCAAAAACAAAACATGACACTTCCTGGCTTTACTACAACTAAGGACCTCGACCTAGAATTGGAGTCCATACTTAAGAGCATTGAACCTGAAGTGCTGGCCGCGATTAAAAAAGTCGTACCAAATAAATGAAGAGCAACTGATTATTATGTATAAATTCATTGGTAAGCCAAATCAAATGTATGAAATCGATGGAATAACAATGAATGCAAACTGCCCGGCATCTGAGAAGACGGGGGAGGGACCCGGAAGCTGCGGCGGAAGTAAAGAAGATGAACCTGGAAAGAGTTCGCATCCGTTAAAAAGTACGGATACCAAACAAAAAGAAGATTATTATAAAGCTGGTTCCATAGACAAGATACCAAAATTATCTAGAAGTGACTTAGAAGATATGCCAGACAATGAGCTAGATTCTCATATAAAAGAACATGCAGCAACTATAGAAAAAGTTAAAAATTCTTGGGGATCGTTGCTAAAACGTGGAAAGACTGATGAAATTGTAAAGTCATTACAGATTAATCAACGAGAATTATCTGATGAAAAAGAGCGTAGATCCTATAACAAGAGTAGTGACAACGGTGAACAATACCTGAAATCTATTTCCGGGACCAAAGAACAACCAAAATCTGAAAAGAAGTCACGTGGATTTAAAGCATTTGGTGGTGGAAAAACAATATAAAAAACGTAATATCATTCGTTTTCTTCTTTTGTAATAGTATTCACCTCCATGTAAGCTAATTTATAGTAATTAATAGTGTTAAAAGTATTTATAAGTTTTGGTCAACCCGTATTGGAGTATTTTTATTATGCCTTCTAAACAGAATGTGACAACTAGGCCAGAAAGGCCAGCTAAGAAATCGGTTAAGAAACCAGTAATTATTACTGCTAAAAACCAGAAAACTCTACCAAGCCGTCGTAATTATACTCCAAAAGAAGTTTCTGTTAATACATCTAAATTATCTAGAAATAAAGAATTTCTTGCCCTACTTGATGATGCTATTGCTGGCATAGAAATTCCTGTTGATGACCTAGATGACGAAATGCTCGCTGCCTGGGAAGACTTTGACGATGAAATACGACCGAAGTTGGCAGTATTTTTAATAAAATAGTACCAACCAAAAATTATATATACTAGTATAATTAAAAAAATAAACATCTTTTTTATAATTAGATTTTAAGGAAGTAACTACATTGGCAATGACTGTTAATTCGTATGCTAAAAAATGTTTAGATGATTATGACTGGTTATATAATGAATATATCATAAAAAATAGAACACAAAAATCGATTTGTGATGAATTAAATGTTTGTTCAGAATATATAAGTAAACGTATTAAAGCATTGGATATACCGAAAAGAAAGGGTAATACTGGGTTTGTTCAAACACCTAAAACAATAGAACAAAGAGTAATCACACGAAGATCTAATTCAGGACACGTAAAATTATATAATAAAGATTGGTTGTATACAGAATATATTATAAATAAACGTAAGCTAACAGATATTGCTATTGAATGCGACGTACATAAATCAACCGTTAGTAAATATTTGCATAGATATGATATACCAACAAGAAGGACTCGTGAAGGTGATATAAGAACCTTAGAAGCACTAGAGAAATATAAGGAAACATATTATAATAATCATAAAAAAGTTTATCATAATAAAGAATGGTTAGTAGATCAATATATAAATCAAAATAAAACTACAAAAACTATTTCTAAAGAACTTGGTGTTAACGATAGTACTATATGGGAATGGCTAGTAAGGTATGATATTCCACGAGACAAAAATCCTGAAGCTATGAAAATCCGATGGTCAAAAGGATATTATTCTGGGTTACCCAGATACAGTCTATGTCACGCAGGTTGGTATGTACGAGAAAATGGTACAAAGGTTTGGTTACGATCTTCATACGAAAGAAGAGTCGCAACTAAATTAGACGAATTATGTATTGACTGGCTATATGAGTGTAAATGTTTCATAATAGACGAAACTAAGACTACTTATACTCCAGACTTTTACCTACCGGATTTAGATATTATATGGGAAGTAAAAGGGTGGGTTGACGAAAATACCTCAACTAAAATGAACAAATTTTTTAGAATGTATCCAAATGAACATTTAAAAATGGTATATCTATCAGATATTGAGCAATTAGAACAGTTGCCATCTAACTCAGATTTATATGATATTATTATGATTGGTACGGAAGGTATATAACTATGGTTAAAAAGAAAATTCTTAATAGTAAAAAACCTAATAAAAATACAACAATACGTGATAAACCGACTAAAGTCATAACAATATCACCAAAAAATGTTAAGAATATTCCGACCATACCAGTTACTAAAATTATATCTTCTACATCTTTTCAAGACAGATTAAATGATATTGTTGATAATATTGATATTGATACAGACGATTTGTCAGACGATTTGATAGATATATATGATGAATTAGAATTAGAGTTAGCTCCCAAATTTTTATCCAAAAATCTAATGCTGTGGGCAGCAATTTTCAGCCCCGTGGTCTTGCCCGGCATAGTGAAAGGTATGCGTTCGGAGCCTACTGTAGCGCAACCCAAGGTCATAATTAAGGGCCGTCAACAAGAAGTTATACCGCCTGTAGAACCGCGAAAGATCGTGGACTATTGCGCCGAGTATTTTAAGACCCGGGGCTTGGAGTTGTGCAAATCCCTTACTGAAACCGATTTAGCCCGTCTTAAAGACGATCTCAAACAAAACTGGAATAAAGGTCCAGAAGCATTTGCAGAAGCATTTAAAGAGTCTTACCCCGTAAGTAAGTCACGGCTTGAAACAATATATAGAAACGAGCGACATCAATCGGAGTATTTTGGAGTATTAGAACGTGCCAAGAATTCTGATCACCAGTACAAGAGGTGGGAAACAATTGGTGATGAGCGTACATGTTCGGAATGTCTCGCCATGGATGGAGAATTTGTCCCAATAAATGAAAAATTTAGCAATGGCCAAATGATACCAAGTGCTCATGTCCAGTGCAGGTGCTCAATGACAACTTACTCCGAGGAAGATTACGAAGATTTACCTGACGAGTTTATCAGACAAGACTCAGCATACCTCCAGGATGTCAGTGAGTTTATCAAACTAAATTATAAGTGTCCCGAAAATAGTCATGGAGACGGCTTTGGTTGCGGTGGAGAAGGTAAGTCAGAAAACCTCGCGAGTAAAATTTCTGTTATAGAACCTTCAGAATCTCAATTAGTTTTAAAGGGAACACGCAAACCAAGTAACGCAGAGTCGCAAACCGTTTCTAAAGTCATTAACTCGATACCACCTGAATTATTAAAATGGTCAGGAGATTTAGATATCCGCAAAACTGGTTTGGAAGTTGTAGTAACATCACCCGAATATGAAGCTAGTCCTAATCACGGTTGGACTTCTCATGCAATGGTAAACCGGGTTTTCCTTCAACAAGACGTATTTGAAGGCAAAGATCCAAAACATCCATATGGCGAAGGTACAATCAAGCACGAACTCATACATGCTCTTGTAGGTAGTAAAATTGATTCGCATATTCCAGGTGGTGGAAAATCCGTTTTAACTAAAGAAAATATCCGAATGCCTATTCATGCCTATGATTCTAATCACAACGGTGGATCCATTGACGAATTTTATACAATGGTAATGGATCGATACGAAGGCAACGGTAAATTCAATGACAACGAATTGGCAAAAATTGAAGTTGAAAAAGAACTTGGAAAGGGTAAATGGGGAGACTATTTACATTCTAGTAAGTGGACGCCAGAAGAACTTTCTAAGGTAAAAGATATAGCATTGAAGTGGACTAATGATAAAAGTATGTTGGATACGTTTTTAAATAAAGAACGTAAACTTCAGAAATGGGAAGAAGAAGATGCTCTATTGCAGCAGCAAGACGCTTCCTACCTAAATGACGTCGCTTCCTTTATGAAACAAAACAAAAAGTGTAAAGTTGGTACTTTCGACGACACCAATGCCTGTGGACCTGAAAAGGAAGCTAATACCGAAGATAAACTTACGTTATCTGAGAAACAAGTCGTAGACTATTACCAGAGAACTGGCTACGGCAACATAAATGCATTCCTAAGGAACAGTGAAACGAAAGCTGTCTTGCCACAGGAACGTGCTATCGTTGAAGGTCAAATCAAACAGCTAGAATCTGCAATTAATAAGTCAAAACTTACGGAAGAACTTAAAGTATTTAAAGGCATTGGATCTCAATACAGTATTTATAAGAATATTGATAATTTAGTTGGAACAATAGTAAGTGATCCTGGTTTTGGTTCAACTTCGACTTCAGTAGATATTGCAGCTCAACATGCTCGTGTAGGCAGACTAACTTTTGCTAACCAAGATATTGAATTGCCGGAAATGGGCATTATTGCTGTAATGAAATTACCATCTGGAACACCTGCTCTAGATATCAAATCTATACCAGAATTAGCAAATAGAGACGTTGAAAAGGAGATTCTAGTACAACACGGAATGCCTTTCAGAATTACTTCCATAGATAAAGATGGAGCATATTGGCGTATAGATATGGAAGCAGTGCCTTTAGTGTATTCGAAGTTAACTCCGGAAGAAAAATCTGTCATTAAATCTTACTCTGGTAATGGTTATATTGGTCTGAATAGTTCATTGCGTCGTAACGATCTAGACGAAGAAACCTCAAAGAATGTTAAATTACTTGATTCTGCTATAGCGAAATCAAAATTATCTAGCCGTACTTTATTTCGAGGCTTTAGTAACAAAGACGTTTATAATAATAACGTAACAGAAGTTAATGATCTTGGATATATTTCAACTGGGAAAACAGATTTTACTGCACGTGTATATGCCGGAGTAGAAGATTTTCCAATAATAGAAAAGATTCATATTCCAGAAGGTTTTAATGGTCTTGAAATTGATAAAAACGAATTTGGTGTAAGAGAAAGCGAAGTATTACTACCTCGAGATACTAAATTTAAGGTTCTTAAATCCTGGAAAGAAGGCCGTTTCAAGTGGATTGAAGTTGAGCCAGTTTCGGATCAAAAACTCAATTCCCTTCTCGAAGACGTAGCCGACTTCATGAAATTGAATTATAATTGTCCGAAAGAAGAAAAACAAGGTGAAGGTAAGGGATCTTGTTCCAATGGAAATCTATCTAACGAAAGTGACGATCTAAGCATACGACCAATGAAAGATGGCAGATTTTTCGTAGCATTACGTACTTATAAAGAACTAGGTCCAGCGTCGATGAAAGATAAAGATGGTAAAAATGTCTATAGTGGCTGGTTTAAAACTCAATCCGAAGCCGAACAATTTAAAGAAAAATTATCTAAGATGATTCCAAATGATCATACCTCTGATACTAGTGAAAGTCGTCCAAAAAAAGAAGAACCCATTAAAGAACCCATTAAAGAAGCACTACCTAATAAAATATCTGATATAAAAGAAATAAAAGGTCAATATTTTACTACAATAAAAAATAAAAATCTTACTATAAAATATAAAAATACGGAGAGTAAGAAATCCAAATCAATTGCAAATAATATAATTCAATCTATTGATAGATTACCAGATGTATTACGATCTAAAATAACGTCCATAACTATATTATCTGGTGGACATAAAACTGATGACTCTAATTCAGTTGTAACGGGTCAAGTGGATCGCAAGGAACGTCCAGGCCATATTTCTTTATATAATACTAAATCGTCTGATCAAGCTATGTCTACAATTATTCACGAATCCGCTCATTTACTGGACCAAGATGGTGGTATAAGTAGTTCTCCAGAGTATGCTAAAACCGTAACTAAAGATGGCTTCATATCAAGTTATGCGAAAGACGTCAATAAATCGCAAGGTAAATATTTTGCATTGAAAGAAGATTTTGCGGATTCTATAAAAATGTACGTTGATAGTCCGGAAAAACTTAAACAAATTAGTCCGTCTAGATATAATATATTAGATAAACATATTGGAAATAAAATAAAATCCAATCAGTCCTATCTCAACGAAGTAGCCAACCAACTTAAATTGAATTACAAGTGCCGTAAGGAAGACAGTCCAGATACGGATACAGAAACTTTATCTGAAGTCACTGAATTCCTGAAGCTCAACAAGAAATGCAAGTCCGGTACTTTCGATGAGAGTAACAAGTGTGGCCCGGAGAAAGAAAATAATAACGCAAACAATATTGACATAACAACATTCAAAGATATCGGTTTATCTATTAAATTACCTAATATAAAAACAGTTAATTCTATTTCTGGAAAATTATTTGGATCAGAAGATAGTATAGAAGCAGTAGCTGCTTATGAAAAATCTACTAATACCATATTGGTTAGAGATATAGACTGGGAAAAGTATACAAAATTAGCTGATAAAAAAGAGCCTGGCCCTATTAGTCATACTAAAGAAAATACTATTTTACACGAACTAAGTCATATCGTAGCTCCAACTGATACAATGAAAGTAAAATATATTAATCCTGATCAACAGAAAGCTTGGCAAAATTTCTTTATAGAAAATGGCGGTTCAGTTGGCGTATCTAAACTAATTGGAAAATATGGCGCAGAAAATTTATCAGAAACAATTCCCGAAGCTCTGACTATATATTTGGGAAATAAAGAAAAGACTGATGATAAAATAGTTAAGTTTTTAAAAGAAGCTAATATTATTAAGGATTCTAATAATAGTTTCCAGGAAGTCTCCTCGTCCTTCAATCCTGAACTAGGTGGCTTCCATACAACGGATTATAAGACGACTAGAGACAAACCATTACGGGTTATCTCTTAAGACAAAACAGACAATCCAAAAGTCTTGGAAGCCATTAAAGACCTTGACGCGGGGCAACTTCCCTCGCAGTTCCTCGTAATGAAAATGAAGGACGGAATACTAGCAAAGTATTATACAAAAACCGATTCCATAGGTGTGGATAAGAGTTTGTCGAGTGTTGATATGGCTAAGGAGATTAGAAAGGTCCTTGACGGAATGAAAACGAATAGTAGTTACCTCAATGAAGTATCTGACTTTATTAAACTCAATTACCGTTGCGAATTCAATGGTACTGATTATAAATGCGGTATCAATGAAGATGCTGATAAAATTGTCCGAAGTAAAATAAAGGCCAAAATAGAGGATGTTAAAAAGTCTGGTAAATCATCTTCCGCTAGCAAGATTCAAACTAAGAAGTTTGGCGGTAACGTATTTCTTGGCATGTCAGACGTTAGTGCCTCGGAAGAATACCAAGAATTGGCTAAAGAATATGGCATCAACGATATATCTACGCTAGATACCGCTTATAATTTAGTCAAAGGTATTAGTGTCGGTCAGGACTTGTTTTCTGGATACGATCAAGGACAAGTCGCCCGTGAGCATATCTATGATGCTCTAAAGAAAGGTGGAGACCTTAAGAAAGCTCTTGAACTCAAGATTGCTGTAGAGTCGCAGGAGTTTTTCGGCGATCATTCTAACGAACGTCGTATCATTGATGTTAAAAACCATATGAAAGAACAGTTGGAAGAGATAGACCGTTATGGCGATAAAACTCTATCAGAATCTTTTATTGTAAGTACCTGGCAGGATCCTAAAGATATTAAGTTCGGACAGATAACGGTTGACTTAACTACTCCTGAGTCACGTGAGCTTGCCAAGCAGACAATGACCAACTACTTTAACAATCGTATTAAAGAATTGGAAACGTCAAAAACTACTTCAAATATACTCTATCGTAAGGGCGGCTATCACGAAAACACTATAGAATCTTATACTACTAGTTCAGAAGGTGCTGATATGGCAGCACTAACAAATCCAGGCGAAGTTGTATTGACGCCAGATTTTGAAAAGCCTTCAGAAGAATTACTTAAAGATGGTTGGCTAGTATTAGCTGGTGTCAATGAGGGTACGGGCTATAGCGGTGAGTCAGAAGTCGTTCTTATTAACATCAAAGATATTCTTACCGGAGATATTAAACGCAACTATGATAAGGAAGCCGTAGATGCGACTATACAGAAGATTAAAGATAAGAATGAGAAACTACGAAACCAATATAATGATATTAATAAAACTCTATTTGAAGACAAAGTTATTGATAAGTTACCCACGTCACTTAATATCAATTCTAAGCCAATTACTGATATCGAAAACACTAAAATATTTAAAACCATTTTAGAATCCGAAGGCAAATTCGAGAAGTATACTCGTTTGGAGTATCCGATACTCACGGCTATTGCTCAGGAAGCTGGATTTGATAAGCCACCAGTAATCGTAGATGATAGTCAGTTTGACAAGTTAGCGGATCGCGGGGAACCCGTTGTATATATCGGTTACCATAATTTATCAGAATTTGAACAGTTCAAGACTGGTCGTTACGTCGGTAACAATAAAGATTTGTCAACAGCTGGTTACCAGATGTTTGATAATATAACTCAAGCAATTCAATGGGGATCTGGTAATGACGGATTTATCGTGAGGGCTGCCTTAGATAAATCTGTAAAGATTGCTAACAAAGACGACGTAACTGCTAAGACTAGGGAAATCATTGATAACTATCGTAAAGAAAACAGAATCCAACAAGACTACTTTTATAAACAAGCAAATGCGAATAAAGACAAAACGACCAAAGAAGAATTCGATAAGACTATAGCTCAGGCCGATGTTTTCTGGAAGAAAGAAGCTGCGTTCCAAGACATAATGAACGATGAAAGTGTAGCTGCTGTTACCTTCGGATACGATGCTATAAAGGATAATAACAATCATATATTTGCATTGAACAGAGGTGCGATTTACGTTCAGCAAAATGCAGTACCTGCCAAACAGTTAGAAGAATTAGTTAAAGTACGTAACCGCGTTGATAGTAGTAAAAATTGGGTGAAATCCGCAAAAGAATATGTCAAAGACAATCCAGCGGAAAAAGATAAGTTAGTTAAATATCAAAAAGAATTAGACGATGAGATACTAAAAGAAAAAGAACTAAGCAAGACCGTTTGGAAATCTGAACAGAAACGTAATGCCCTTTACCTCCAGGAAGCCGCGACTTACCTTAAGTTGAATGCCAACTGCAAAGCCGAAGAGAAAACTGGTAGTGGCCCAGGTTCATGCGGTGGATCGAAAAAAGAAGAAACTCTTGAGGAATATGAAAAGAAATATTTCGCTTATCATAAAAAATTACGAGAAAATGCTCAAGTTGAATATACTCCATTAAAAAAAGCATTAATTGATAAATATAAGGTATTAGAAACCGGTCCTGATATCGGATCCACTACTATTGGTTTTGATATACAAGTTTTAAAGAGACCTGATGGTTATAGAATACACATGAAATATGCTAATGGTTATATAGGCGGGCCAGAATCCTTACAAGACGTAATTAATCATGTCGATAAAGTAATGATTGATAGAATTCACGACGATCTAGAAAAGAAAGACAAAATTGCTTACGCTAAAGAACATACTAGAAAATCGTATGTATTTCCAACTAAAAATATAGGAGAAAAATCACTACTAGATAATAGTATCAACTTAATAGAATCCCAATTAGAATCAGTTGATACTGATCTGAGTAAATATTTTGCGCGTTCTTTTGATGTCACTAGTATGCTTGTAGAAAATCCTGGATATCAATTCACTTGGAAAGATCCATTTGATATCGATTCTAATGAAAAAGAAAACGTTATCGCAACAATGGATAAATTAATCTCTCAATCCACTGTTACGGTTCCGATAACGTTATATTCTGGTATCAGTAAAGAATATTTTGATAAGATTACAAAAAAACCTGACAAACCATTTAAAACAGTAACCTTCATGTCTACTAGCAGAGACGAAAATATTGCAACAGGATTTGCTAACGAAAGCAAAAAAATGGCAAATGAAAGGTATATAAATATATCTGGTAAAAAAATGAAACCTGTAGGAGACGAAATATTTATAGCAGAAGTCCAACTGGAACCAGGTTCTCATGCATTATCATTAGAACAGTATTATGACAAACATTATCCATACTATGTATTCAGCTATGCTGGAGAAAATAGACCTATAGCAGAATCCAGGGAAGTTGTTATAGAACGAAATGCTAAGTATAAAGTGGAACGTATAGAAAAGAAAGGAAATGTTAATAAGGTAATATTGAAAAGCGTGGTGAAATAAAATGATAACTCCTTTTATTGTTAGTAATAATCATTTTATATTATCTGATATAAATTCTATTATAATAGACGATGATACTGATATCTTACTTAATGACGCCTTTGACTTTATAAAACTTAATTATGGAAGTCCGACCGAAGTTTGGCGTCCGAATGAAGTTAAGCAAGATGCCTCTTATTTGAGTGAAGTAACTGATTTCATAAAACTCAACTATAAATGCGAGTTTAATGGCCACGATAATAAATGCAACTTAGAATCAAAGTTTGGTGATAAAGTACCGGAAAAATTGCAATCTATATTAAACGAAAGCGAAAAACAAAAAATGTCGTTATCTGGCAAAGAACAAACTGCTATAAATAATTATAAGCATTTTAATTATAACGAAATAAATACATATCTACGAGATCCAACCAAATATTTGTCTAGAGATTCAAAAGAAGATATTCAACAGTTAGATAATGTATTCAATAAAGTTTCTATTCCAGATGATATAGTGGTTTACAGTGGTTTAAGACGTATTCCAAAAGATATTAATTTAAATATTATAGGTAATATATTTCCTATACCAGAATTTACATCATCTTCGATGATACCTACTACTTCTTATGGATTTGCTCAATCTGGTTATATGCTAGAAATAGAAGTACCAAAGGGGTCCAAAGCTCTATACATTGGTAGTGGTGTTTCGACTAACGAAAAAGAGGTACTGATAAATAGAGGATCTACTTATGAAGTTATCGGATCGCCAGAAATCAAAACAATTCATAATGAATTTGGTGATGACAATATAAAGGTAGTAAAAGTAAGATTAATAAACGATAATAAAATTGGACAGGATGCAGCCTACTTAAGCGATGTCGCTGATCAGATAAAGCTCAATTATAATTGTCCCGATAGCGAGAAAGTAGGCAGTGGTAAAGGATCGTGTGGTGGCGGACTAAAAGCCATAGATGAACTAAGTTCTGAAGAACAAGATGCTATTTTAGATTATACAAAAGGATTATCTAATCAAATTTCATCGTTACTAATAGAAGGGCAATTACGTGATTATGAAGATCCGACCAATGCTAGCTCCGATGATTCGCCAACAAAGTCAACGTGGAAACTTATTCATACATTAGATAATGCCATAGAAAATTCAGACTACTTACCATCTGGCTCGTATTACCACGGTACTGATGACGCATCAAAATACGTAGAAGGCGAAGAAATTAAATATAAAACTTTCATGTCCGTGACAGACGATATCAAAACCGCGAAAGAATTCGGAGTATATGATGACGATTATCACGTACTCAAAATAAATATACCTGATGGTATAAAAGGTATTGAAGTAGCAGAAGGATATTCAGGATCAGATTTCCCAGACATGCTAGAATCTATACTACCGCGAGACATAATACTCAAGGTAGGTAAAACGTATATAGACGGAAACAATGCAAAAATAACAGAAGTGGATGTTATTCGAGTAGATAAAAGCGATAAAGAAAAGTAACCTAAATCCGGACACTTATCGAAAGATCAGAACTCAGAAAGATCTGAGTCCTGGTCCTTGATGTTTGTGTGGGCAAGGTAAATATAGTTAGAACTAGTATATAAAGCTTTTGGTCGGGATTACCTTAAGTAACGTAAAATTCTAAAATCCATATTTATTTGATTATAAAATAAACCTAAAATAGTAAGGAAAAGATCTATATGTTCGTACAAAGCAAAACTGATAAAGGCGATTGGAAATACGTTCCAAATGATGAAGCAGAAGAATATACTAAAGAAGTTGTAATTGTTGATGAAGCAGAAGAATATACTAAAGAAGTTGTAATTGTTGATGAACCAGAAGGTCAAGTCGTAGTCAAAATCAAGGAACCTAACGTTGAGAAAGTCCTTATTGATGTTCCAGAAGGTCAAGTTGTACTTAAGAAGGCTAGGAAACCGAAAAAAAAGAATATGAATGTAGAAGCTTAGCCTTCTATTTCTTTTAGGGTCCTACCATGTTTCATTTCACTGTATGGGAATCTCCTCGAGGGAGATCTAATTGCCTGACAACAAGCATATTCTGAACGGCCTGCGAGATAGAACCTACCCTGCTTATCAAATTCTCCGTCAGGATTCGTAACTCTATCCCTCAAGTTCTGGTATTCTCGGACCGTTGCAAGTACTTTCGGATCTATTACTTCAGACATCCTATTTCACTCCAGGTACATATAGTACCTCTGAGAATAAATAGTTTTTGGTCGAATATTTACTAAAAATTATAATAATAATTCATTCGATTCTATCCAATTCATAAGAAGCCATTTAGAACACCTCAAGTTAAGTTGCAATTTTTGATTATATAAACCTTTTGGTAACGTAAAATGTAGAACTATATATTTATTTGATTATATTATTATATCCATAACGTAAAATTCAATATACTATATTTATTTGATTATTATATAACATTATTTTTCGGAGATGATTATCATACCAGATGACGTGATAAAGGACGATAAACTAGATGTCAAGGAGAATGGTACCTTGATCACACATAAGGGTGATATCGTCCAAGAACAAGTTCCTATTGATAGAGTACCTGAAAAACTTTTTGGTCAGGTACGATCGCAAGATTTACCTGAATTACTTGAGTCAACTATAGATGCGGAAGTTTCTATAAGTGAAGTTCAAAAAGAATCTGAACTGGAAGATCTTGGCGAGATAGAAGAGCCTTCTATTAACGTAGTTAATCCAGAAATGGAAGCCGAAGCAACTGAAGATCTTTTACCAGAAGACGTCATAGTAGGCAGCGAACCAGAAGAAACCGCGTGGGATCCAGCTCAAGCTAAGTCTGATATGATGAATTGGGCTAAGGATGACGAAGGCACTATTTCCAAGAAGTCCCTTATGAAATGGTACTTAGACGTCGATGCAGGCAACGGTCAAGATCAGAATTCATATCGTTACCAAGTAGGCGCAATTGTTAATGGATCTCCCCATTACTGTCATAAGGCCCTAGACTTCAGTTGGGATTTAGCTTCAGGAAATCAAACTGGCGTAGCTAACCGTAACATCCAAAAGAAGATTATTTTTATTAAGAATCGTGAGGGAATACCTCTGACAAGTGATCAAATGGACTTTACCGAACGGCATATGTCTGCAGAAAAAGTTACGTATCATACGCTAAAAGATGATAATAGTCCTGGCGGAATAGAATTTGTTGACCAGACAGAATTGAAATTGAATTCATCTCCTGCGGGCTCTAAAGTTATTTTCGAAGACGACAACGTAATTGACGTTCCTGTTGTTCCGATGAGAGAAGGAGTATTCACCGGAACAGATGGCATTCCAACGCTCAAAAAATACGAGTACTTCGGGAAGGATGCACACTGGCTTGAAGGACAACCAATTTTAAAAGGTCACACGGCACCAACGGAACTAGTAACATATAAGCATAACCGTATTGGTAAGCTTATGAATGTTACGGCTAGACCCGATAAACGAGATGTTGTTGCAGTTGCGCGTTATTACAAGGATAAATTGACGCCTGAGGATCTGACTCGCATCAAGTCTGGTACTCCATACGACGGTTCTATTGCATATACTACGCATACAAGTATGACCAGCGGCGACCTTAATGGCACTAAATATAATGCGGTAGAGGATGGCGGTTATCACTTTTATCACTTCGCGGAATTGGCTAACGGCATTGGAGCTTGCAGTACGAAAGACGGTTGTGGCTTCATGTTGAATGAAACAGAACAGAAATTAAATGCAGTATCGGAACCTAAAGTCTTTTACAATGATAAGCGACGTGCTGAAGTAACTCAAGAAGAATCCGTTTGGACTGTTAAATTGAATAGTTCCGTTGGTGGCTCAGGCATATTGGAAGCCGATACCGAGCAAGATGCTATAGAATGGTCCCGAACGTATGTAAAGTCAGGATTGATACCCATTAGTATGAAATTAAATTATAACTGTCCAGATAGTGAGAAGTCTGGTTCTGGTAAAGGAGCTTGTGGCGGATCAGATGGTAAAGGATCTAGTAATGAAAAGTCTTCTAAAACATCTTCACTAGAAAATAAGCCAATGAATAAAGATAGTTATTCTAAATGGCAAGGTACCTACAAAAAACTCGTAGACAAGTTTTCTACTGATAAATCAGATGATCCAATAGTCATACAAGGTCAAAATATAACAAGTAAAATAGACGTCAATTCTGAAGCTAGTATTCGTGATGGATTAGGAAACGTTCTTGGTTTATTAGTAGATAATTATAAAGTACCTGGTCATAACGAATATGGTAAAGGATCGTCTCCAGAAAATCAGAAAAAGGGAGAAGGACAACAGAAATTATTGGATGTTGCTGATTATCTAAATGATATGTTAGAGGATAAAATGACTCAGGAAGGAAAGAGTGTTTTATCTAGAAATATACGAAGAGATAAGTTTTTAGTTAAACCAATATCTAAGAAATCTAAGCAAAATTCCCAATTCTCAAAATCTCAAACACTTATAGGTAATAATATGACAGAAGAATTTATTAAAGCAGATGATACCGAAGAAACTGATGTCGATATTGTAAAGATGAACGAAGCTTTTGAACAGAAGCTTAACGAACGAGATGCTAAGATCGCAGAACTAACCGAGCAAGTAGATGACCTCGTCCAGAAACAGAATGCTGCTGAGCAAGCCTTAGTCGACAAGAAAGCCGCTGAAGACTTTGAAGCATTCACCCAGAAGTTAAATAAAGCCCATCAGAAGGATGCTCAGGTACACTATGATGCCTTCAAGTCTGATGGCTGGGCATATTTTGGAGCACATCCCGAAGTTTTTCAAGTAGATATTCCAAAACAGAATGCTTTTGGCTCTCCTGCTGCAGAAGGCGATAATGCTACAGCACTCCAGCAAGCCCGGGACATGCTAAAGAAAGCACAGAAAGAACGCTTTAGCAAGAGAGCTTGAAACGTAAAATAATTACTATTTATTAATTTGATTATAATTATTCAAGGAGTTTAAAAAACAATGTCTACAATTCCAACTTATATGACCAAGAAAGGTACTTTAACCGCTGGTCATGGTATTATTCGTACTGGTGTCGCTGCCAGTGAAATTCCATTTGGCGCTATGGTTACTAGAAGTGCCGACGGTACTATTAAAGCCACGGCTTCCGGTACCCTGTATGACTATCTCGGTGTCGCTGTAAACGACATGAGACAGCAAGTACCTTATGATGGCTTCTATGCTGCAGGAAAGATCCTACCATATGTAACCACAGGAACTGCTAACGTATGGTTACTTGGCGGCCAGACAATTGACGCCGGTAACTTCGTTATGTTGTCTGCGACTTTAGGAGCCGGTACTGAAGGACTCGGCGTCCTGAAGCCCGAGGGTACTCCTACTACAAGGACAGCTGCCTCTGTGGGTAGAGTCGTTGATATGGCAGATAGTGGCGACGCAGACTACGATCAATCTATTACTTCTTATACTGGAGACGCAGTGACATTCGGTTCTTCAACCATCAAGGATTATCTTGACCTCGTGGATGGCGATTACGTTGTAATAGCTAGTACAGAAAAAGCCGAAGTCAATATGGTAGCTGATGCTGATTATTCCAGTACTGTCGTCAAGATGGTCAAGGATCCTCTGAGCGGACATACTACTTCTCCCAAAATGTACAAGCTAACTCAAATGGAGATCGAACTTATTTAAGGATAAGATAATTCTTACCTTAATATTTTATTATTATATTTATTCAAGGAGTTACATAAATTATGGCTGACACAAATATGCATTATGGTTCTTTTATTCCAGAAGAAGTTGTAACAAGCTGGGTACAAACCATTAATGATTACGAACTGAATTACCGACCTGAACTTATCGCAAGGAATATTTTACCTTATAGAGATGTCGGTGTTCAGATCGATATTGATGCAATAACTCACATTCAGACTACTTCTGGTAGAGCTGGTATTGTCGCTAAAGGAGCGAGCCCTGATGCAATTAACATTGCGGCTGGCGTAGAAAAGCACGACATGTACCAGATCGGTACTGGATTCTACGTAAATGAGAGGGATTTGGCTAAAACCCAGGGCCCGGTCATGAAGACAGCTGAGATTAACGAAGTCATGGCCAAGATTCATGCTACTGAAGATTACGTAGCAATGAATGGTGATACTACTCTCGGTATTACTGGTATCGTTGGGGCAGCTCATGCTAATACTCGTGGCAAGGTTCTTGACACCACGGATACACCGTCTGGCAATGACGTCGTAAATATGGGTGCATGGGATTCCTCAAGTGATACTTTGGATCCTTACGAAGATATTGTAAATGCTATTAAATTCATGGATCCGAGATTTAAGCCTTGGGGTCTAGTAGCAGATAGAACGACTTTGTATAACCTCTATAAGACTGATTCTGAGAGGGTGCCGTTTGCTGACTATATTGGTAAGCTCTTTGGAAAGGGCGAGAACGACCGATCCTGGATGATCGAGTCTCAGTTTACTCCGACTGGATATGCATATGTTATTCCGTATAGTCCTCAGGCAGCTGAGTTCGTGGTTTCCCAAGAAATTGATATTGCAGATGACTATCCCAAAGAGAAGGGCGGTAACTTCTGGATTGAGATTAAAGAATGGGCTTGCCCGATTGAAGTTCATTGTCCAGAAAGTTTTGTGGAAATAGATACCACAAGTTCGTAAATAAATTTATACTTTTATAACGGAATATTTGAATATTTATTCCGTTATTCAATAATTTTATTGATTGTTATGACAAAAAGGATTCCATGTTCAGAAGAAAAGAAAAAGAAAATTTCTGAAAGTTGTAAAGGGAGAGTTGCATGGAATAAAGGCAAAACTGGTATTTATTCTAAAGAAACATTACAAAGCAATTCTGACAAACATAAAGGTAAACAAGCATGGAATAAAGGCAAAAAACTTAGTCTAGAACATTGTAAACATTTATCAGAATCTCATAAAGGTAATATTGTAATACATTCTCCAGAAACTTGTGCTAAAATTTCTAAATGGCGGCAAGAGAATAAGGATTTAATTTCTGGTCCAAATGCATCAAATTGGAGAGGAGGTAAAATGTATGAACCTTACTGTCCAAAATTCGATGAAACTTTTAAAGAGTATATTCGTGATAAATTTGATAGAAAATGCTTTATTTGCGGGAAAGCAGAAGAATCTATTGGAAACATACGAAAGCAACGGTTACATATACATCATGTAGATTATAATAAAAACGATATATGTAATGGATATTCTTGGCCCTTTGTTCCGTTATGCCCTTCTTGCCATGCTAGAACTAACTATAATCGTTGGTATTGGTTTAACAAATATATGAATTATTGGATATACAACTATATAGATTTTACGAATACTTTATCACTTATTTAATAAGGAGTTACCAATTATGGGAAAACCAAGTAAATTTTCAAAGTTAGCTGGACCTCAGAAAGTTCTTTATGCAAGCCTAGATGCTGCAGCTGAAGATATGGCTACGGATCATATCGTATTTTTGCAGTCTGGGACCGCAAAGAAAGTAACTTTTTCTGATGTCGTAGCTGACATGGACGGTACTGTAACAAGTACTGGTCTAACGAGCACGGATGGCGTTTTATCGGTTTCTATTGCAGGTCTGGATGCTAAGACGGCTCCGGTAGCTGCAGATAGTATTATGCTCAATGATAGTGAGAATAGCGACGTTCTCAAGGAAGTTACTCTTACAAATCTAACTAAACCACTAGCTGACACTATGGCCGGTACTGCGTCAGCTACAGCTCTTACCGATGCTAGCGGAGTTTTGACTGTTGCTCCAACAGAAGTTACTACTGCAATTGCTGCAGATAGTTTCGTAATCAAAGATGCCACCGATAGTAAGGTTCATACCGATACTATCGAAGATGTTGTTGCGTTAGTTGCTGGATCTGCGAATACAACTGGATTGACAGCTTCTGGCGGAGTCTTGACCGTTGCTGCTAAGATTGCTCATTTAGAGGCTGCACTACTTAAAGGAATTACTACGGTTCCATTGAGCTTTGAGACTGACGAACAAACGACTACTCGTATCTACTTCCCAATGAAAGTAACTATTGGTAAGATACGCGGCATTGTCATGAAGGCTATTGCTGCAACGGATAATGGTACTATAACGTGTGGCAATTCTACGGGAGCTTCTGCGTCTGGAGTACTAACAGCCACGGCATCTGATGCACTTAATACCGAGTATTCTGCTTCTCCGACCACAAATAATGTGGTTCTAGCAGACGGATATTACTATTTAACGTCTGCTAAAAGTACTGCGGGTGGCAAAGTTCTAGTTACCTTGGAATGGACAGTAACTGCATAAGTTACTTATTAATTTTTAGAGGTGTACTATGGGATATTTTATAGTTAAGAAAGAATTTACTAACGACGATAAAGGCCAAAAAACCAAATATCGAGTTTCTGACGTTAAAATTAGTGATGCTAAGTTTCCGACGTCTAGATTAGAAAAATGGCAAAAACTTGGTTGGATTGTTTGGACTAAGTAATGATATTTATTATAACAAATTACTTTTTGGAGTGACTTTTGTATGCGTATTTATGATGCTTATCGTCAAGGACTTCTAACTCTTTCTCAATATCAGGCACGACTGGATGCCGGCGAAACTCCAAATGCCCTTTATATTGGATCTGAACCAGAAACTCCAGAGTATAGTCATTATATATCAGGAACGAGTATCGCTACGTCAGTTTCTGTGATTGCAGAAAGCATTATTAATACAATCAAACAATCTATTGTTATCAAAAATACAGGAACAACCAATTCAATAGATGCCGTAATAGAATATTATATTACCGATATATTAGTACGGTCAATTTCTGAAACCATAGCACATTCTACAACATTTCTGCTAGAAACTGAATATGTTGCAAGTGATGTTAGTGTCAAAATTAGTGATACAGTTTCTGGTAGTCATTCCACATATGAAATTGGTATAGTAGCATTCTGAGGATGACATATGACAAAACTTATTACAGAATCTAGAACAAAACCAAGTGGCGTATTATATGCAGTTATCAATACGTCTACCTTAGATGCTTTACCTGTCTTGGGGACCGATAACGGTAATGGTACATCTACACTAAAAGTCGATACGGAACTTACTACAACCATAGATCCAACTGGTTTAGCTACCGAAGCAAAACAACCAACTCTGGAAGGTACTGACAAAGCAAAAGTTTCTTTGTATGTTAAAAAGTCTGCTAATGCCGACACTGTATTAACATTAGGTAAAACCGATGATGCTAATTCTATTCCAGTTGCATTATCGACGGAAGCACTAGCAGCATTAGAAACCATAACTTTTACAATACCGGCTGGAAATTTAGGTCAGCAACATAAAGCTGCGTCTTTAAGCATTGCTCCAGCAGATGACATTACAGATGCAACTTACATAGGTGATATTAAATTCGGTGAAGCTGCTCCACTTGATGTAAGTTATTCTACAGGAGCAACTGACTCAAAAACTATTAGAGTAAAATTATCCAACGAGGACTTATCAGCACTTGAAAATGTTACAATTGATTCATCTGCATTGCCAACAGGTGCATCTACATCAGCAAATCAAACAACTGGAAATAATAGTCTTAGTAGCATAGATGGAAAGTTGTCTGCAAGTACGATTAATGAATACAATGTAGTGTTAACTGCCGTTGATACCGAATATTCTCAGGCATTACCTGATAATTGTAAAGGAATCGAATTTGTTTCCAGAGGCGGTTATCCGATTAGATATGCATTTACTACTGGGAAAGTTGCTGGATTAACATCTCCATACTTTACTCTAAGATCTAATTGTTCTTATGAGAATCCCATTACTCTAAATTTATCTAGTAAAACTATATATTTCGCTTCTGATAATGCAGGCGATGTTGTAGAATTAATTGCTTGGAGTTGATTTCATGGGACAAAGATTAGTTAATATACCATTTTCACAACTTCGAAGTATTCCTTCTAATGAATCGGATATGATATATATTAATCATACATTAAATAATAATGAAAATCTTTTAATTGATGGCAATTTATTAGTTTTTACTGATTCTGGAATAATTTCAACTAACGGAACAATATCGGTTATTGGCAATATAAAAATAAAGGATGTATTATAAATGGCGACTACTATAGGTGGTGATAGTACAGGAATTTCTATTGCAACCGTTGATAAATTAACAGTTGCTGGAGTTATCGTACCACAGTATAAAGATTTTAGAATATCACTGGATGCGAATTCTGTAACTCAGATTGGATTTATTGTGCACGACGCAATGCAACTTCATGCTGTTTCTGAAGCACATGTAGTGGGTTCTACATCTGGTACCTTAATGCTCCGTAATTGTACAACGGGTCAGGCAGCTGCTTCGGGCCTTGAAATGCTTACTGGTGCAATGGATCTTTCTACGACGGTTACAGCTAATACACCACAGTCTGGTTCTTTGCATGCGACTCCTGCTAATCTTCAGGTAGCTGCTGGCAGTATGATTCAGTTAGAGCTTGCTGGTACAATGACTGGATTAGTTGGATCTTGTGTTACGTTAACATTTAAAAGAATTTGATTTGTTAAACGTAAAAACTTAGTATTATTGTTTATTTGATTATATTACTTTATGATATCATTGGTCATAAAGTTACTATTATTTTATTTCAATGGAGTTGACTAATTATTACAAAAATTAATATGTCTGGTTCTAATGTCGGTGCGAAAGGCTTATGTGCTGTCATAGATACAGACGGTACGGTTTTACCATGTTTTGCTACGGATAATGGAGATGGAACGGCTACACTGAAAATTGATGGAGAGTTTACAGCTACCATTGATCCAGAGTTATTAGCAACTGCTGCGAATCAAGTAACTGCTAATAGCAAGCTGGATAGCATCAAGACGGCAGTCGAGGGACCAACTCCGGCGGGCACGTTGTTCACCGGCAGAACCGGCATGGTCGGATTCAAGATTCTACAATCGTTTACGAGGCCATCTGACGGCAACGCATACATCGCACTCGATGCCATCAGCAACAGCACCAGCGCGCCTGTCATCATGTCTCAGGATCTGGCAGCATTCGGGGCCACAGTTGGCCGCTTCCTGGTAATCACCAATGCCAGGGTAATCAGCTCTACCAAGGGATCTGGTCTTGTGGCCAACATCTGCATATTCCCTGCCACGTTCGCCGCGACAAATGACAATGCAGAGCTATCGATAGACGATGTTACGGCAGCATTGGGTGGCCTGGTAATTCCATGCAACAATAATTATACGCTTGCGGTGAACTCGCGGGCCGTATCTGATCCTGGCTGGTGGGAGATGCAGCTCGGGGCTGCCAGCACAACGGTATTTTTTGCCTTGCAGGCTGCGAGCGGCTACACTCCGACATCGGGCGAGGTCTTTACAATCGTGATGGAAGGCTTTTTTTTGTAGGTGGATCATGCAAGCTTTTGCTAATTTATTTTCGCAAAATAGGAACAAGCTGATCCTCATAACGGGAGTGCCAGTGCCGGCCCAGTATAACAACATTAAGCAATTGCGTTGGATATCGGCATTGTCGCGCGTTGCGGTGGCTGCGAATAATACGTTCCTGGCAAATTATTTCCTATTTTCAAATCTATCGTTTTCGGATGCGCGTTATATGGGCGCGTACGTAGGCTCGATCGGAGGGGACAATAATTCTATATACACATCGGAGTTCTCTGTGCCCTACAGTGTGCTGCGAAAATGGCCGTTCAACTGGCTGCAAATCGGTTACGTGGCTGTCGCCAACGCGCAGATGATCGATGCATCCGGAGATCCTGATTATGTCTATGTCACCAGCAACAATGTCGCCGATCATCATGGATTCCGGCAAGTCAAAAAGTCCACAATGGCCGTTACCGCTTCGGCTCTAGCAGACGGTTCTGGCAACGGTCAATTCGACGATCCGCTAGGCATATTCTACTACAATTCGGAAATATTTGTGGCAGATTATGACAATTCGCGTATTTCGGTTTGGACAAAATCGGGCGAAACCCTGACGTATGCCAGAAAGTATGATCTCGGATTTAAGCCGCGGGATCTGGCGTTTGATGGGACACATTGGTATGTACAAAGTGCTACGAATACATACAAATATGACAATATATTCACTGATGCGACAAAAGTAAGCACTGCGTGTGTCGGCTACAGCCTGACCGTCATTCCCGATCAAGGTGATGGCAACGGCGCAACACTGGCAATATCCGACAATACCAATAGCCGCTTATACCGCCGCAAGTGCTCCGATCTTTCCCTCATCGCCACCGTAGGCAGCTCTGGGGATGGCTCTAGTAGCCTGTGCGATCCCGTCATCACCGGCCCGGCTGGAACCTGGCGGGACTCGGAAGGCAATTCGTATGCAGTGACAAGCGGGAACAACATTTCCAAGAATGGCTTCTCTGGTGATTTCTTCCGAAGCACGCCAAGCAGGATGACATACCAGCCCACCGGCAAGCTATCGGATATTACTGCAATCGATTTCAATGCCGATGCCATTGTCGGAGAAATCAAAAATCTGCATAAGTGTGTCAACCTGACAAGCTTGAAATTGCAGACTAATCCAGCTCTGATCTTAAATTTGAGCCAACTATCTGCAAAATTGCAGACCCTATGGGCTTATGCGTGCGGGGCTGGCATATCTGGCAGTATCCGGCACATGACGGCGCTAACTGATTGTCGCCTCAGAGAAAATGCGTCATCCGTGGCACAAGTCGATGCGTGGGTGGAGGATCTTTGGGCCAATCGAGATATCTTGTCGATGCCGAACATCAATATGAATGGCACCAATCTCAGCCCAACTGGGACATTCCAGTATGCGGAAACGCCATCGACCCCCAAAGAAAAGATTTACTCCTTGATCAATGATTATATGTGGACTTTTGTATTCACTATGTGAGGAATTTTATGGTAATTGACGAAGCAAAATACGCTATACCGTGGGCTGAAAGATGTCCATTGGTTCCTGAAGTAATGACTCTGTATGTCTGGCAGCGAAACGGAAACCTGAGGTTCCCGATCAACAAGCTGGAAGATAAGGTGGTAGAGCCTGGTAATGCGTGGGGATCCCCCATCGGCGATCGGGTTTGGACTTGGTCGAATTTCCGGGCCATGATGGAGGCCGAATATGAGATGAATCTGCAAGATGTCATTGATGCCAATCCGAAAGGCGAATCAGAGTCTGGTGCCGCCTGGTGGCTGCGCATAACTAATATCTGGCTGGCTCCGTATTTCGCCGCTCACAACTACCCTCAGAATCTGCTCGATGGTTGGGAAAGCGTCACAGGCGACTATACAGCGCCTTACGACGAGCCCATTGGCGGATTACTGCCGCCTGAAGAATGAGCGCGGGCCATCTTCGGCCCAATTTGCCCCATGAATGCGGGAACGTAAGCCTGCCTGAGGGCCATATTATTATTTTGAGGTGATATGTAATGTCAAAAAATGCTTTAATCGTTGCAATAGATAATTATCCAAGTCCATATGAATTACTTTCTACTATAAATGATTTAAATGATTTGAAAAATACATTACAATTGCAAGGATTTTATGTTAATACTATAACAAACGTAAATGCAACTAAAATAAGTATTATAAATAATTTAAGTCAATTGGTTACTACGTCAATTTCTGGAGATTCTATAGTATTTGCATTTTTCGGACACGGATCTTGGATAACGAGTACAATTGAGCCAGACGGTAGAACAGAATGTATTTGTCCAGTAAATGTTTTCGATGGTTATGTAATAACGGATATCGAACTCAATAGCATACTTTCTCAATTACCAAATAATGTTGCATGCGACGTAATATTAGGAAATTGCTATAGTGGTACCGGAACTCGTTCATTGTCGATGACTAATACAACCAGTAATATTCCATACCGTAAGTCATATTATATTCCTGGACCAATAAATATAAAAAATACGGCTAACTCAGTAGCAAAATCTATTAGCGTTGGATCTGGACCAAATCCAGTAGTTCCAATTGAAACACTTAATCATGTATTGTGGGCAGCTTGTAAAGATAGTCAAACCTCTTGGGAAGTTACATCCGGTGGACAACACCGTGGCCTATTTCCACTATATTTGTGTTGGGCCTTGCGAAATTATCCAACGTATTCGAGAACAAAGATCTCTAAATTGATTGCTCCAATGATACGAAATGTGGTTTCAACACAAAATATACAGTTAGAAGGACCTAGTATAGAATTAAATCAACTACCTTTCATGTAGGATGTATTAACATGTGGTCAATTTGGTCGTATACTTTAATATTAATCGCATTATCAGTAAGTATTTTAGTTATCTGGATAAAGCGTAAATACAAAAAATTGGCTACAAAGGATAAGAAAATGTTAGAAAAGTCGCTTAAAAAAATGGGATTCTTTATAATAATATTATTTTGTATGATTCATGTAACTGATTCAATAGATGCTATACCAACAGTTGATAGTATTGACAAACATTATCCTGTTATATTACCAACGAATTCATTAATTCAAGCAAGTAATAGTATTATTAGTAGTATTACTGGAAAAGAATCAACAGATGAAGATTTATGGCGATTAAATACTATGATATTTTTGAATGACAATACAAATTTAACTAATATTACTAACAATAGTAATAATAGTATATTTTAACGAGGTAAATTATGAAAGTAGGATCATTTGAATGGAATCCGGTAGGATTTCTACAAGAAGACATCCATAATACTAGATTTCTTATTACAATATTAAACGATTTATTCCTGATGGTAGTAATAGCGGGAGTATTTTACTTAATTGTAGCAGGCACCGCAGTAGACGCAATACTGTTTGGGGCTATTACCCTCGTAATAGGATATTTAATTGGACGCGGACAATCTGCAGCTGGATTATATTTCAATAGTCGTAAAGACGGTAAAACTGAAGCCATTACTGAAACAACACTTAATCAAGGACCTGTCGAATAGAATGTAATGATGGGTCTGTAATGACATGGTTACGGCATGTATCCAGTACCCACCATTAAGTAAATGAAAATTCTTATTATTAATACTTTTTGGTTGAAGGTATAAACTATGTATAGAATACTAGCAATATTAATGTTGCTTGCTGTGACATGTTTCGTTGGCGTTATTGGAGATACAGACAATAGTACTAGTTACCAAGATAAGGAATATCTTGGATCGATTTCTAATACTAATATATGTCTTGACCACCAATCCAAGGAATTAGGAAATATAATAGATAATAAATTAATAACCGATACTATAATATATTGTTACAACACGTTATCTATTATCGATCCTAACTAATTACCATGAATGATGCAGTTACGGCATTTATTTCGGGATTTATAATAATAATGTTTGGAGCAGTCTTTTATGTTCTTTGGGATAATTCATGTAAGAAATTTCATGAATTTGAAAAACGTACAATAGAACGATTAGATGCTCTCGATTTATGGATGGATGTAATAGAGGAGTCAATATATTTAAATAATAATAATATTAGCGATATAAAAGAGTGCCGTGCTAAATATGAAGAATGTAAACTAAAAATTATACAATGTGTTAAAAAACCGTAACGAGGAAAGTATGGAAGATAGTGATTGGAGAACGATAAAATTAGTAATAGCAGGAATGACAGGATTCTTTGCTATAGTAATATTGGTATTAGCCGCGACTGGAAATTTGGTTTCTGCATCTCAAGTAATTCAAGAAGCAATATATAAAGGAACTGGTACAATTGATGTTGAGATCTTAGGAGAAAATCAGAATGCTAGAGCTGCTGCGCATAATTCAAAAGATATTGACATCCGGTATAGTAAGTCTAGTATATCAACTCAATATGAAGGTACTACCGATAAATTAACAATAACATATTCAGTTACAGGCGATGGCACTCGTTGGACAAAATTTAAGTATCAAGCAGAGGGAGCTAACGCCGGTGATAGTGCCGACTTCAATAAAATCAATGGTAGTTTTGAGGCATCTGGAACATCTGTAATATCCGTAAGCGAAAATGGCGACGTATCATTTGATTCTGTAACATCTGCCGAAGAAGGTAATTATACATTCCGGGCAAAATTTTATGATATTTCAGATGGCGCTATGAGGCCGACATCCGGTGAAACGGTAATCGGATATGGCAATCTGTCTGTTTGGCGTCATATTAATAAAACTGATATAAAAACGTCAGAAGATTGGCTTAAGTTATGTGCCGATTTAAATAAAGATATGATTTTAGATCCGACTGTACCTTCTGGGACATATATTGTGCCAGACGGTTATTACGTAAATAAAGCCAAACAATTAATTAAAATTCCTGATGGTCAAACATATCTGGATGGAGAATTAGTAACTCTGCCAGCCGGATACGAATTAGATGACGGAAAACTAGTTAAAAATAGTGATACCTAATGAATTGTAATGAACTACTAGAATTATTTCTAGTAGTTATAGTTATTTTTATTTATGTGAAATATTTTATTTACTGGCCTAAAAGGTAGGTAAAGCTTTTTCATATATGCACTATTTCTGCCATATCTGGTCTCGCTGGCGGAATAGGCACTTTATCTTTTTTAGTTTGTATAACTACTTTTTCTTTGGGTTGCTCTTTTATTACCTTCTTATTACTATTTTTTCTCGTCTTTATTGGAGATATTTCCGGTATTGCAGTATCCTCTACTATGAACGTATATTTGACTTGATTTCCCTTAAGGATTTTTTTTCTAATTGTTTTGATTCGAATACGTTCCGCCGATAAGCTTTCTAGAAGAATACGGACTTCTTCTTGATTTTTTACCATAGTTGTCAAATTAGTCACTCCAAATTAAAAGTACAATCGTATCCGAGTATTTAAACGTTTTGGTAGTTTTAACCAAAAGATATAAATACTCAATTACGTTTTGAAAGTACGGAGTGATAAGATGAAGACAATAAAAGGTCGTTATCCAACAGAAAATCGTCGCGAACAAATCGGTAATTCTGATTGCAAACTAAATGCGTGTGGAAAACAAATAGTTGAGATTGTAGGCGACTATGTACATGCGGTGCGGGTTGAGGATGAGGTTGCAGGTTTACAACGCGATATCATGTATCTTGCTCCGTCAATTACTTTGCCTAGATTTAATATCATAGGAGAAGTTAGCACTCATTTTGACATACATGCACCTGGTGCATACGAAGCTATGATCCAGCATATTGAGGTAGACTATAAAGATTGTTGCAAGGAATTTTTTGAGCTAAATAGTATTCGATTCAATGAAAATTCAGGAAGGTTGGTACCTGCTAAAAAAATTTTGCTCAACAATAAGCTGATTGGATACTATTTACCTGAACTGAATTCATGGCTACTTGGTAACTGGACTTGGCATGATCACTATATTACGGTGTTACTACGTCATATTTGGCCACAAATGATTCACCAACTTATACTAGGTCATTGTGAAAATTCTATCAATGGCGGCACAAAGCAGTCTAAGAAAAAGATTACGATATCAATGGGTGCAGATCCAGAATTCGAAGTCAAGAAAAATGGTCGTGTTGTGAAAGCTGATGCAGCTTTGAATATCCATAATTATACGAGTACTGATATCGGACTTGATGGCGCTGCTTCGCAATTGGAGTTCCGGCCAAAACCTGGTACTCCGCAACAAGTCGTGAAAAATACCCGGCACCTTGTCAAAAAGTTTAGTGAAAAATACCCGGAATTTGACCTAACAGACGAAGGTAATAGATATCCGCTGGGTGGCCATATTCATGCCGGTGTTGGACATCCAATAGAATGTCATAATGATTTAGTGGCAATTCTAGATGACTTCATTGGGAAACCTACATTAAAATTGTCTGGAACAGCCCGCGGCTCGTATCAATACCTTAGTATGGTAAGGTCTCAGCCACACGGATTTGAATACAGAAGTACACCATCAGCTGTGTTCCAGAATCCGGTGATAACTCATATTGTATTATCTTTGATGAAAAACCTCTGTGAAAAGTATTTTAATCAGGAAACTCTAATATATAACGATAATCCAACTGAAGAAGATTACGTAAAAGTTGGCGGGTTAACCCCACGACAAGTAAAGTACTTCATGGAGTTTTGTCGTAGTTACAAACCGGAGAAGTCAATACGTGCTAGTTGGAAAGTTGAACCGGCTCCCGAAGTAGGTTCCGTTATCGAGACACATGCACCAGCTATTAATTTCCGAGACGATTGGGATCCTGTGGTAGCTGGGCACTTAACCGAAGATATCCAAGAAGGAGTTCAAACTTCGTTGCCAATTACGGTAACACTATATGGATTGAGTAGAGAACGTGGAGAAAACATGGCAACGATACGGATAGTCGATACGTGTTTAATTGATGGTTCGCTTCCGAGACCTCACTGGGATAGAAATACTTTAAATATTGGATTTAGTAGAGAACTTAGGACTCGTGGTATGGGAAGAACTCGCCGCATGGATATAGTTCGATCAATTGCTAACCTGATCAACGAACGTGAACAATTGGAGGCTTCTCAATGAAAATAATAGTTGGGAAAGTCCCTACTATTCCTTTTAGAAGTTTTCTATATGACGAAGAGATGCCTGCAATCATACCGATTACGAAAGGGTATTTCAGTTCCTGGCATTCTCATGATTATTTTGGGCATAGTCATGAACCTTATGTACTTGAAAATGCAATATATACATATCCAAGGGGTTTATTGAACTTAAACATAGTAGGACAGATAAATTTAGTAACAAATAAAAACATTAGACAGGTATTCTATGACAATGAAAAGTTAGATTTTGATGAGTATATTGGATACTCATATGAGGCGATTAAAATATTTGTAAACCAGAAGATAGCTGGTTATTATTTACCCGATATAAATTCTTTGGTCTTGTCAGACTGGACACATGGCGATATGGAAATTCGAGTATTTATGGATATCTGGCCATTATTAGTTGAAAAATTGCATCTTAGTGTTATTTCTGTTCAGGAAAAAGTTATCCAAATCAATGAGATCATTGTTGGATGTGATCCCGAATTCGAATTACTTCAAGATGGCGAAGTTATAAATGCAGAAGAAGAAATTGCCGAAGAAGATGGAGAAAATCAAATCGGTACAGATGGTGCAGGTGATCAAATTGAAATTAGACCGGAACCTGGCAATCCAATACAGGTTACTCAGAACATCAGGAAGTTATTAAAACAGTTTTCTGAAGAATTTGAGGAATTTAAATTAGGTGATTGTGGTAATGTATATCCATTGGGTGGACATATCCACGTAGGTTTGGGATTTGAATATAGAGCACCAGCAGAATTAATAGAATTGTTAAATGACTTTATTGGAAAACCTACATTAAAGTTATCAGGAGAAGCGCGCGGAAGTTACATGGCACTCGGCCAAGTTAGGAGGCAACCACATGGCTTTGAATATCGAAGCACTCCAGCTGCTGTATTTCATAATCCGGCTATTGCGTGTATTGTAATGCGATTAGCTAAGAATCTAACCAAAAAGTATATAACTGGAAGTACTGTAGTTTACAATGATAATCCTAGTTTGGAGGATTATATTACAGTAGGCGGACTTACAAAACAACAAGCTTTGTATTTCATGAAGTTTTGTCAAGGAGGCTTCAGAGGCAGTAACGATCTCGTAAAAGAATGGAAAGTAACAAAAATCACGGAAGAATCTACGAGTTACCATCCAATTGTCGTATTTAGGGATTCCTGGGACAGAGAAGTTAGATCAGTATTACGGAGTAACATTGGTAAGATAGAAATAAACCGGCCAATTACGGTAATGATGTATGGACTAAGTAATAAGAATTACGGACCAAACAAATGTACGATACCAACGACTATGTCAAGTATGGTTAATTCAAAGCCAATCTGGAACCAGGATAAATCCTTACTACAAGTTGGTGTATCGTTTAATAGAAGGCATGTAAATTCGCCTATTAGCGAATCATTTACAAAAAGCTTTGGTAATTCGCTAGTAACATCAATCCAAAAACATTTACAGGAGGTATAAATATGTGTATTATTGCAATTTGTCACGAACGTCGGATGACCCAACAAGAAATCGAGAATTGCTTCACTAACAATAGTGATGGAGCTGGATTTGCCTGGCCAACGGAAGAAGGTACGGTGCACGTCGAGAAAGGCTTCATGACTCTGGAAGCACTCCAGGAATGGTACGAAAATACTGAGATACCATTACCGCATGTGGGACACTTTAGAACAGCTACTTCAGGCGAAAAGAATCGCGAAATGACCCATCCGTACAAGATGACGATTGATAGTGAACTGGTAATTTCCGAGGAAACAACGGATCCAGTACTCTTTCATAATGGGGTTATATTCGACTGGAAGAACCTATTGCTCAATATGGTCACGTCCAAACAAATTCCCGCAATGCCAAAAGGTTGTATGAATGATAGCCGAATGGCTGCGATAATGTCTTCTATTCCAACGATTGGAGATGACATATTCGAAGTACTTTCGGGAAAGTTCGTGAAAGTTGCTGCAGACGGTACTATTACACGATGGGGTCAATTCGACGAAGTGAATGGTATATTATTCAGTAATGACGGCCATAAAAGGGTCGTTTATGTCTATAACAAAGGCGCTGGCATGTATAATGCATGTAATTACCAACAAAATTATGGAAAAAAGAATAGACGGAAAGGTAAGATAATCGATCTCACAGATTCGGAGTGGGAAGAAAAGTATGGCCGAGAGTGTGGACCAGATATGTGTGGATGAGTAAGATGAAAAAGTATAATATTTTTTAGAAAACTTTTAATAAAAATATTTAGTATCCTTTAAAATTATCGTTCCATATATATGATTCTAGTGATTTTAGAACCACTTGAATTAGTAGATACTTTTTCATCCATTTTAGCCACTTCCTGAAGTATAATCAACTTTATGTTTACATTTCAGTGCTCCACAGCATACACAAACTTCTCCGCCTTGTGAATAGACTTCTTCTTCTGTCTGATTTCCGTATTCGTCAGTCATCGTAATATTACCTCACTATACTATAGTACCTCTGAGAATAAATACTTTTTGGTCGTTGAACAAAGAAAAATTATAAAAAAAGATTTTTTATTCAGGATACAACTCATGGATCTTATTCACGAATAGATCTATTTTACGATCAATTAATCCTGGTGCTGAATTTACCTCGAATATAGTTGAACTAACTCCTTGCGGCGTATTAATTGTGCTACAGTCCACGGCAGCAAAATGAAGACCTATCTTTTCTACAGCATTTATCACGTTCTCTTTTAGTCCTCGGTCAAGAGAACTTACACGAACCCACTTGAAGAAGCTTCCATGCGTATGGTTTCTGATCATTGCATGCGGATCATTTTCGGGCGGCACTTTAAGATCCGCCTCAATGATACGATATCGATCTTCGTTTGGATCTCTCATTAAGAATAGCCTATATTCATCTTTTTTATCGACAAGTTCTTGTAAGTAATGATTGACTGGATTATATTTTCTTAAGTCCCTAGCCGAATTTATGAGATAAAACCATCGGCCCTGGCTATGGTTGTTACGCCTTGCGATTATCGGGAATTGAATTCTACCTGATTGCGCTTCTTGCCAGTTATAGTATTTCGGTGTTTTTATATTATGGCTAAGAAGAAACTCCTTGCATCGCGGTTTGTTGCTTGACAATGATACAGACTCTCTTTTATTAATCATATTTGGAGAGTCTGAAGAGTATCCATTTCCATAACGGATTACTAGTTCATTGGTATTAATTCTGCCTTCTTCAATATATCTAGCGCCTAATGCTTCTGCTAGACGTCGTCCAGTAGGTCTAACTGTTCGGCAACCTAAAATTGTAGTCATAATTCACTCCTATTGTTTTAAACATTAATTAGTTCAATTTTACTGTATTTATACCTTTTGGTTTGCCAAACGTAAAATACGTTTCTAACCATTTATTTGATTATAAAAAAGTTAGGAGATGTAATTGTATGCCCGATCCTTATGCTGATGTTATTAGTGCCTTTGCTGTTTACTATCGTTTTTTGGACGTTCAAACCTACGACGAAGCCAATGAAGATGTACCTGAAAATACTGATGCGGATATCTTGTACAGTAGTTTCGGTTTTTATGCAGATTTAGCTGCAGACGAATTATTAAATTTACTTGCGGCTAGGAATTTATCAGTAGATTCTATTACTGAGAATCAAGAGATTGTAATGATTTGTCATTTAGTGGCAGATTTCTTCGAAAAGGGGAATCCAGATTGGTCGTTCCGAAGTCAGAGTCAGGCTCCAGGTGTTTCTTTTAGTCGTGGAGAAGATACTGGCCCTCGATTAGCATTGACTAAGATGTTAGACGAGATTCAGACAGCATATAGAATGAGTTCGGTTACTTCTGGTAGAGGAGCATCTATGACATTCAATAGGATAAAAGACGCCGTCAACTACCCCAGACGTTGGAAGCGTACTTCAATTCCTGCATACGATCATACCGAAGATGGCTTTGATTCTGAAGCAGTCTCAGATATGGGCTACGAAGAAAATGATAATAATAATTCGGAGTGGTAAATAATGGTCGCTTTCCCCAAAAGGCTTAGGTATACACATAGAATCTATGTGACCTTAACTGAAAATACTATTTTTTCTGGGACAGTTGCAGCTAATATGGCTATACATAGTTATCCTAGTGAAGACTTTAAATTAGCTCTAACCTCATCTGGGGCATGCCGAATAAAAATCGTAGGATCTCTTAACGGAACTTCTGTAACCGAACGTCTTAGCTTTTCCGTAGCTGAAACTCAATACTCTGTAAATACGTTTGATACGATAAATACTATCACTAGTGGATACTTTGAAACAGGAATAACAATTACTATTGGTGCCGTTGATTCCGTCGGTATGCCAATGAATTGGAGTCAAACTACCGGGCCATTTAAATGCGAATTCGGCCAGATGGGTGGTATGCAAGCTCAAATAGAAGCTAACGCTCTAGGTCTTGGCAGTAAAACCGTGCATTATGTAAGGGCGGAGCGAGCAACGCCTGTAGCAAAAAACATGACTATGACTGTCGTAGGTTACGATGATCAACTTTGGGTTCCGATCAGTGACTTTGAAAATATTTCAGTGCCTCCGAACTATACCGCTTCTGAGTGGGCATTTCGCGTGGTAAAAAAACAAGATGGTGATTGACGTTGTATAAATTCGTAGGTAAGAAAGGTAAATGCTATGAACTGGATTTATACGATTCAATAAAATTAAATTATCGTTGTAAAGAAGGTACTATTAAAGACGGCTCGTATGAGTGTCAAGCAACTACGGAAAAAGAAAAAAAGAAATATGACAAAGAATATAAGATAAAAACTACTGGTAAAATAAATGAACTAAAATCAAAATTAGATACTATGAATGCTAGACAAACCGAATTGCATAAAATATTTTCATCCAAACCAACTAATATTAAATATGGTACACCTGAATATACTGCATGGGATAATCAACCTCATATTAAAGCAGCATCTGATGAATATAAAAGTTTAACCGAACCTATAATGGAAGCAGAGAAAGAAATAGCCTATCTGAATTATAAACATCCATTAGTAACAGAAGAATTCAAACCGCTATATGATAATTCTTATAAAATATTACAAAATGCTCCTGAAGTAGAATTAAAAGCATTATATAGTTATATGAATTATACCTCAAAGAATGCTAACTTAATGATATTAAACGAATATCCTAACGGCGAACCTATTCCAGAACCAAAAAGTAGAGAATTTGACCTTAAAAATAATAAATATGGTTATATCGAAAATGAACTATATGATCTAGATACTATCGTTAATAAAAGCAAAACACCAAATGATGTAATTTTATTTGCAGGAATATCTAGTAGCATTTATAATAATCCTGATAAAGGATTACTGAATAAAGAAACTGAAGTCAGAATACCAACTTTTATGTCTACATCAAGAAGTGAGAAAGTTTCGCAACAGTTTGCTTCTGCTAGATACAAAAAAGATCTTGCTAATCATGGAAAAGGATATAGGGATTCTAAACCATTACCTGACATTCCAACGTATTTGGAAATACATTTGAAACAGAATAGCCGTGCTTTGTCTTTGGAAAGATTTCAGACGGAAGAAGCTCCTGATGCTGAATGGACAGCAACTAAAAAGGATAATCAGCAAGAAGTATTGCTCGGAAGAAATAATATTCATACAGTAAGAGATATACAAATATCAGAATTTCGAGGAAAAACTATTAGAAAAATTGTAGTTGATTCATATAATAAATAGGAGAGATAATAATGACCGAAGATACCGAAGTAGATATTGATATGCCAGAAAGATTTTCGTTAGAACCAGAATATATTATCGTAGTAAAGAAAGGAAAAAGTAACGATAAAGATAGGTTAAAATAAATGTCATACTCTCCTAATCTAGTTACCCAATTTATATTAGACGAGTTACATCAAAATGCTTCTCTAGTCACCTTAACCAACAATCAATATTATACCGGTCTACTTCGTGAACCAATATCACTTACAGCTCCTTACTATACCCGTATTGGAATAGAATATGTTTCTGAAAGTGGAGACGGTATTTTTTTCACTCAGATCCGTGACTATGATTTACGAAAAGTCCAAATTAAGTTTACGATCGTAACATCCTATGGCAATAATGATGCCCATTGTAGACAACTCGTAGATGAAATTACAACGCTGTTTTCAGTGCATCGAAAGAAAACTGAAATAGAATATAAAATCTATATTGATAATATTAATTCTTCTATAGTTGAGACAGAACAGGCCCGTTGGGTTGGAACAATTACCTTAGATGTATCTTACTTGACATTGATTCCGGAAGGAATTGAATAAAAAAATATTACAAATTCATTTATATAGTATTTTCTTCGAATAATACTACTCGTTTTCTTGAAACTTGTACAAATACATCTGGATCTATGCAGTGTATATTTCCTTCTTTGTCTTTAAATACTACAGTTAGTTCAGAATCAACAGACTCGATTTGTTCTACTAAGGCATATGACGTTAATACTTTCGAATTCGTTTCTGTCATTTTATCACCAAACTTACTATAGCACTATTTCATATTTATACCTTTTGGTAACGTAAAATTCTAAAACACGTATTTATTTGATTATATTATAATTCTCGGAGCTTCTTTCTATGACACGATTAATTGATCTATTTAGATCCAGGCAACTCAATTTATCAGAATACCAAGCATATCTCGATATGGGATATCAGCCGTCAGATCACGTACAATTAACTTCTGGTCGTAGTGCCGAAATGGTTACATTGTCTTACATGAATTTGGGCGCAGGACGATCATTTACATTAAATTCCGATGAAACTTTAATGGGATATATTGGTCCGAACAATGACCTTACTAACGCCGGTACAATGACTATAGCTGGTGATGCTCTTTTCTTATATAATTCTGGAACTATTTCAAATACTGGTATTATAACCGTAACAGGAAATTTAGAAGTTAAATCTTACTAGGTGATATAACATGACAGGAACTACAATTATCGATGGTGGCACAATTACCGCAACCGTAGCAAAAACCGATTATCAAGTACAGATACCTTTAGGACCAGCTACATTTTCTGCTGGAACATGGTCTGTAACTGACAGTAGTAACGTACTTTTGGTGACCAGGACACCCGCCACACAAGTAGACTACTATCAAGTACCAATTATCATGCCATTTAGAACGACTGCTGATAAGGGTGCGAAACTCAAGTCGGTTACAGTCGTAACAACCCTTGGAGGAACAATAAGTACGGTCAATGACGATTTCGAAATAAATATCGTACAAGTTACTACACCAACCGATGGAAGTTCTCCCGTAGGTTCTGTACTTGCAGGAAATTCAGGCGACGATTACGTAGATGCCTACGATACTAAAGCCGAACGTTTAGTTGCTGGTACACATACTTTTGTAGTCACTATTCCATCTGATGAACAGGATTTCATTGACGACGGTGAACAATTATATGTCCGTGTGAAAGTTGAAGACGCTGGTAGTGCCGATTTGACATGCGTCCTCAAGGGTATCATAGCAGATTTTGACGTAAATACATTATAAATATTTTTATTTTACTATTTCAGGAGGATAATTAAAGCATGGGAAATGTTGGATCAATACAAACAGCGAAAGGAGAAATATTTACAAATGCTCACGTACTCTCTCAGAGTCGTGCAGGTTTAGGATATTTCGTATTTTCTGGTTGCGACGTAAATCAATCTGGAACTCCTGGAATGTCGGTGGTAGTAGATTCTGGTTACATTCAATCTGGTTGGGGCACTACCCAAAAAACAGTAACCGGCGGAACTGTAGTAATAACAGCAGCTCATCCAACCTTGCCCCGTATAGATACGATCTATATCGATAGTAATGGAACATCCCGCGTGTATGACGGTACCGCTACTGCAATTTCTCCCGGCGATAAAATAGATTTCAAACAGATGGCTACTCCAGCACCAGGAACAAATATTCCATCTGGAGTTATAATAGCACTAGTATATGTTGCAGCAGGTGATACTGCAATTACAAATGCCGAGATCTTGGACATCGCTACATACGGACCATTGTTAGTAGAGGCACCGACTACCACTACATCTGGAAAAATACCATACTGGTCGTCCACTGCAAAAACGTTATCTGACGGATATACCGTAGGTACTACTTCAAATTGCTTACTTCAATTGGATTCTTCTGCTAGAATACCGGCAGTAAGTGGCTCATTATTAACATCAATAAGTCACGGCAACTTAACTAACCTTAGTGTTGATGATCATACTCAATATATTAAGCATGCTCTAGCGACAAGTTCAAACGATTTTTTGGTTTCATCTGGTTCTGGTACGTTTATCAAGAAAACGCTCGCAGAGACAAAAACTGTACTCGGACTAGGATCTGCTGCATATACAGCATCAACAGATTATGCAGTTGCAGCCAACGGCGTTACTAATGGTAACACCCACGATCATCTCAGTGGCAGGGGAGCATCTTTAGCAAGTCAATTCGTAGGAATTGGAGCAAATATTTCGTTAGGTTCACGTTTAGATGGCTATATTTATACTTATGATAATGGCATAGCTGATCGTTGTGGTATAGGTATACGCAATGGTGAAATGCAGAATTTTATTCCCAATATCGCTCATTATTCTTGGAATATTGGAGGAGACCTACAAGTTAGTGGTACAAACGAATTGATGCGTCTCACTGGTGCGGGCGATCTAGGACTCGGGTGCATTCCTGCCGCGAAGCTCCATGTCAGGGGTACTGGACTTGGAATATATGGCGGACTGCTGATCGATAATATCGAGGCTGAAGGAGAATGGGGAATCGCCACCGGCCATGATAACAAGCTATATTTAATGGCGCCAGGAGGAGCTCAGATTGTATTCGACCCAGTCACTGGTGACGTGACTGGACTACCTATTGTCAATTCCCATATAGCCAGTTCAAGTAATCCACATAATACTACATATGGGCAAGTAGGGGCAGCACCTGCTGCTCAAGGTGTAACGAATGGCGATTCTCACGATCACTCAGGTGGAGATGGGGCACAGATAGCCTACTCTAGCTTGAGCGGTAAACCAACCAGAAGATTTACAGTGCCCTTCACGGTCGGTGACGGCTATTCGGTATTACCAACGGACAGTGTATTCCATTCAACCGAAATCGAAATCCCAGTCGCTTGCACAATCATCGCGGCTCGGATACATGAACGCACTGATACTACTGGCAATATTCTTTGTCAATTATATAGACGTACCTACTCGGGCAGTTGGGAGTTACTTGACGAGTATCAGATCAGCAGCGGGAACAAGTATGAAGAAACTGGATTATCGATATCGGTTAATGCAGGTGATTGGCTCACCGTTGCCGTTGTATCCGTGGCGACAATGACGCAAATCACTTGTAGCCTGACCTGCGAGGCAGTATGAGTACCACTACAATACGGCCGATCTATAATACATCAGGTGGCTTAACCACTAAGGACTATGTGACACTATCTGATAATAGTGATGCGACCTACCTAGAAACCGTGTTTGGCGGTGAAGTTCCATGGCTGTATAAAACATCAGTTCCACGCATAACAGGCGCAATTTCCGCAGTAACAGCATATGTACGCTTGAAGACCGAACTCATGAATAAGCTAGTAAAACCCGCTATCAGCACTCACGGTACATCGTATTTAGGAACCCAACAATTAACAGGAACAAGTTTTGCTACTTATTATCATACCTGGACAACTAATCCTTATACAGGTGTAGCATGGACTATTCAAGAAACCGCAGATCTATCAGTTGGATTTTGGCTCAATATAGGTACATCATCTCTCGGATACATAGCTGATGCATGGATAGTGATTACCCATACAGACGGACCTATTGCTCGTGATCAATATATTTATCCAGTAAGCAACAATTCTGTAACTCTGACACCAAATACAGGAAGCAACTATGACTGCGTGAATGATGACCAAGCAGCTCCCGATGACGATAGTAGCTACGTGCGACCTAATACCACAAGCTATCAAATTGACTTGTACAACTTGGGAAGCCCACCGTTACCGTATACTGAAATATTTTGGGTACGAGTTGTGACTAGGTCGGCAGGAGTAACCACAGGAGCGATATTGAATGCCATACCTGTATTAAGCACTCACTCGACAACGTATTATCCAAGACCAGAAGAAAGTCTCGCTAACGTGACCTCGTATTCGAATTATGAAATCGTGTATGGGTATAATCCGTATACTGGATCGAAATGGACTGATGCAGAAGTCACAGATCTGATCGCAGGGGTGCGGATGTATAGTTCCGCTTCAGGGTATTGGCCAAAATGTACTCAGGTTTTTGTCGAGGTTTACGGTCTACCTAAGTCAATGTCACGAGCGCCCCAGATTATCGGCCTCATGTGGT